GAGCTGTGTCCGTCGTATTGCCCATCTGTACAAGCTCGTCACCTGCCTGCGGAATATCGCTGCCAGTATCGCAGAAATCAGCAAGCACATCAATGAAATCTTTACCTACCTTGTACACCTTGCGCCAGTAGTATCTGTTCTTCACGTTTTCACTCACGCCCTCCTTGACGTTGAACGTCTGACAGCGCACAAGGTCGCCAATCACAAATTGGTTCTCAATCTCCTCGTCGCCTTTCTTCTGTGAGAAGTAGCAGCGGTAAACATTGTAGCGCAGGGGAGAACCGTCGTATTCGGGAAGAACCGTGCCCTTCTCAAAATAGACCACATTGCTAATCTTCATGGCAGCAGGCGACAGAACAATCTCACCACCTACGCTTTGAAGCTCTCGGATTACGAGCCTTACGAACTCCGCTGCCTTGCGCACAAGCAGGCGGTCTACCTCCAAGTAGCTGTCACCACTTCCGTTGTAATCACCAAGTTTAAAACCAGAGCCGAGCGCACCCGAACGGAACGCAGCCGACACAATCTCTTTGAGGGTTGCGATGCCGGCGGAGGAAATGCCGAGATGGTTATCTGCTGCTTCCTTGCCTAATTTTAGACCCTTTGCAAAGCTAATTATCTCTTGCGCGACATCAGCAAATTCCTTTGAAAGAAAGTGTTTGATACCGTATTTTGATACAAGCGATTCGAACTGCGCGACGCTATAACCGCCACCACTGCTGCTGCCGCCGCCGTTAGCGATTATTGATTGTACGTCTTCTTTTAATTGCGAAACAGCGCCTTTTATAACCTTGTTTCCAACCGTTATTTCTTGAATATAATCGAAATCCAAGTTTGTTGAGAGTTTTAAAACACGAGTATCAAGTCGCAGTCCTTTGCCTGAAAGTGAAACGCTCTGCCCAATTTGCAATCTTGGCTTTTGGGCTTTAAATACATGCGGATAAGACTTGACGGTGTAGTTATTTGTGTCTGCCAGCGCGAGTATAATATCTTTTTTCGCAGCTTCCAAGAGCTTTTCCTGTGCCGACACCTTATAGACATCCGCCATAGCAATATTATACAGGACTACCTTATTACACTCAAATGTTGGCAAAGCTTTGCCCTTAGGTATTATCAACTGCTCCTCGTTCGTTGGGATTATAATATTGTTGTCCTCTTGATATATTATTTCATAATCGCCTTGTTTGATGTTGAAATTGCCAGTTGAACAATCGTCATAATCATGTGAAGTTCTTGGTTTTGCGTGATAGGTCAGCTCAAAGCCAACATGATCGCCGTTAGTACCCCTGCCAGCAAGAGGTGTTGACAACGCTCCTTCTTCAAAATTGGGTTCAAACGAGCAAGATAAATTCTTTCCGTTAATCTTTAAATCATCTGTAATTACAAAATCGTACCAATAATATGTAACGCCGTCTTTAACCGTGCTGTTGACAGCTTGCTTGTCCGCTTCTTTGTTCTTTGTGCAGTAAGCCAGACGCATAAACCAAACCGTAAACGTTTTGTATTCGAGCACGTTGCCTTGCTCGTCTGTGCGTAACACTATAGGCTTGTTCGTTTGTGGGTCGAGTACATACTTCTTGCGTCCTCGCACATCGTAAACGTAGGTGTCAAGAGATGGGTAAATATCAGGAAAATTCAGCACCTTTGTAAATTTAGGCAATGTTTTGTCCGTACGCAAATCCATAACAGAAAACTCGTCTACGCTGAATTGTACTGGGCTGCCATCAATAACCATCAAACCATCACCTTTAGCGAGTTGCAATCTTATATCGCCTGACGAAACATTTTCATTTTTATCATTGACCTGCGTAATGTTGCGTGTACCGCCAAAGACCGCGAAAGCATTATAATATCCGTCGCTACTTTCTGTAACAGAGGGAACGCCTACGTTTTCACCGACACTTAATTGAAATTTTTCTGCGCTTTCAATAGCCACCTTGCCAAGGTAAATAATCTCGTCGTCGTAGTCAATATGCCATTCACACTCATCGCCAGCGGCGTTTGATATTGCTGTTAAAGCAGACAACACATCGTTGTCGCTAAAGCTTACGCTTATAGAATTATTCATCGCGCCTGACAAGATAGCCTTCCATCCGCATTTGCCGAATTTGATATTGCTGTTAAGGAAAGTACACACGTTTTCCATCATGCCTTGCGGAGTACCCACAAAGCTCCAAATCGTTTGATTTATATTCTCGTTTTGTGAGTTTTTGGTCTTGATGTAAAATGGTATCTTCCCGAGCTGCATCTTTGGGTGGTGGAACTCTATTGTGTACTTCCACGACATTTCATCTACTTGTGTAGGTGTGTAGGGTTCGAGGAGCATGAACTTCTGTGTTACGCTTCTCGTTCTGTCAATATAATACGTGTGCTCTATATACGCACCCATTGGCAATACAACCTTGACGGTCGCATTGAACGAAAGAGAAATGTAGTCAGACTTAGACAGTTCTTCTTCTCTTTTTGCTTCTTTTGTTACAAAGGCTTGCATCGAAATGCTGCCATCGGGGTTGTATATATTAATCATATTTTTAGTCGGTCTTTCGGGTTAGGCTCTACGAGCTTCAATGTAAAATTACCTTTTTTTAGTCCGTAATCTCCGAATTTTGTGCACTGTGAATAAACAAATTTGAAAACACGCTTTAAGACAGGGACTTTCATGCAAATCTCTCCGCTGTAAGCTATCTTATTAAAGAGCTTTTCCAGCTTATCAAGATAATCATCCTCTGTCTCACCCTCCAAAAACATAGGCAAATCTATCTCTCTTTGATTTACCTTGGCGCAGTCCGCTGTTGCAACCATCGAGATACCGTGCTCAAGCCGACTGTCATTGCTTACGTAGCTTTTTACGGGTGCTGGAGTAAGCAGAGCTTCGCGCCACCCTCGTATGAGGGTAACGCCAAACTCATTAAGGTCGACATATTTCGTGTCGTCTTCGCCCAAAAGCTTTATAAATGCTTGATTTTTCATATTAAATTCTCTCCTTTATTAACTTGTACATGTTCGCGATGTTTTCGTTTATACCCGTGATAGGCTCGGTATTTTTTGCAATCTGTTGCAGTTGATTCAAGCCTTGATATTGCATGTCGCGTATTTCGGATATGTTGTCTGACATCAGCATTTGATAGCTACATATCACTTCGACATTAGAGTGTATGTTTTCGCGTGTAGCATTACCTTGCTCGACGGCGCTTTGTAAAGCGTAGCCAATGCCAATCAATGTGCTTGCTTGGTCGGCTGTTATAGCCTCGATAGCCTTGCCGGTCGCCGACTGAGAAGATTGCTCCCCATAGCCAGTAAACTGAGCCAGCTCGTCGCGCATTTTCATGCCTTGCTCGAGAAGTTTCTGCTGTCTTTGTGCAAATTCTTCGGCTCTTGACTTGTACGTTCCATTTTTCATAGCTTCTGCCATGTCGTCATACAGCTTTTTTAAACTGTCGCCGTTTGGGTTGTTTTCACTGCCGTTGATTAGCTCATCAACGCTAAGATTAAGCAATGCCTGTTGCATTATCTTCGAGAAGTCGGAAGCAAAGTCCTCTGCGTTCTTATCCATATCCATCAACGCGCTTATAAAGCTATCCTTCATGCTGTCAAAAGAAATGCCGTTAAGCTTTTCCTTTATCTCGTCAGCCATATCTTGTGCAACATTGCCGAAGTCGTTGACATATTGATTCAGCATGTCGCTCAGTTTGTCTGAACGACCGCCTTTGCCACCTTCTTTGTTGTACTCGTTAAGAATCTTCGCCCAGAGTTCCGCTCCGTTGTCACTGTCGATAATTCTTTGCATCTCCTCTGCGCTCAAAGAAAGAAAGTCGCCGCTCGTCTTAACTTTTTTGCCCAAAATAGCAGAAACCTGCTTCATCGCGTCTTTCCACCCTTTGTTGTCCTCAACGGATGCAGCAAGGTTGGAACGCCATGCGCCGTGCTTCCACGTTTCGTAAATCATCTGCTTAGAGGTGTTCTGTTCAAGCTCCTTTGTCTGCTTTTCCTTTTTGTTTTGCGCATTTAGGATTTCGGAGAGCGAATTTGACTTCTCTATCTTATCTCTCAAATTGTCAATTGACATCTTCAAAGCCTCATTGCTTGTGTTTAGCTTGTCAATTTTGCTTTCCATCTTAGCGCTGTTGTCCCCGAAGATGTTGCTTATTGTGCCAAAAGAAAGTGTGTCAAAAATGCTTGTTACTCCATCAAAAACACTTTTCAGTATGCCAGTAACCGTCTTTGGAGATAGGGCTGTTTTTATCAAGCCATTTACAGCTCCTAATATCGTGTCTATAAGACTTGATACTAAGTTTTCCACACCATCTTTAAGTATATCTAAAATGCCAAGAGCAGCAGATACTATTTCGCCAGTCATGCCGCTTTCGCCAAGCACCTTTGTAAGTGTTTTAGACAGTTTGCTGTTGCTGCCAAAAAGTTCTGTCGTCATTTTAACCAAGCTGCTTGCAGCCTTGTCCGTAGCTTTACCGCCGAACAGTTTATCAAGCCCCATGAGTGCATCGCCAATTCCTTTTAATGTTCCACTTGTAAGACCAGACAAACAGCTTTCAAGCTGCTGAAATTGATTAATAGCTCGCTGAGAAGACGTTTGTAAGTCGGTCGTTGCCTTAACGACAGCATCTTTGTTTCCTTTTGTAGCGTCAGCTGCTTCGGACATTTGATTCTTTAACTTGTCGACAGTTGCTGATGCGTCAAGAATATCTTTTTCGTTGCCGCTTTTTTGGGCGTTTTTTAAACGTTCCTCGGCTTCCGTGAGTTCGTCTGCTACCTTTTGCTCCTTTTTTTGAGCTTCAGCGTAGCTACGCATAGCTTCTTGGTATGTCTTTAAGTCGTTTGATATAGTTACGAAAATATCGCTATCCCACAGCGTGCCTGTTTTTTGCAGCTTACTTACAAGCTCCCATATCGTTTTCTTTTCGTCGACATTTTCTGTTTTGCTGGCGAGCTGCTTGAGCGATTTGATTGTGGGCTCCAGCTGGTCTTTAAACATCGTTCCGAAGTCACCGAAAACGCTTCCCCAGTCGATGTTTTGCTTTACCGCTTCCAACTCAACGTTTGCAAGACTTGATTTTTTCTGCTCTTCGAGAAGTTTTCGTTGATTTGGCGATGTTGCTTTAGCTATCTTTTCGTCGTATTCCTTTGCAATAGCGTACTTCTGTTCCTGAATAGAACCAAACTCTTTAAGATAGTCGTAGTAATATTGCAACTGTTCTCTTAAGTACTTTCGTTCGCTTTCGGCGTTTTCAACAAGGAGCGTGTCCTTTTTAGTCTGTATATACTTCTGCTGCTCGCTTGTAAGACCAACTTTCTTGTCGAGCCCTAATGCGTAAAAACCCTCTTTTTTCTTGTTCGCCGGGTCTTTCTCATAGTTAGCCTTCGCTGTATCGATGTTTTTTTGCTTAAGCTGCTCTGCTTCTTCGTCAAGCTGATGCATCTTTTTTTCAAAATCAAGCGCTCTTTGACGGCGCTCCTTTTCAGCAACATCCTTTTCTTTTGCGATGCCTTTTTCTTCTTCCGCTACATACAAATCCCATCTCTCCTTGCGCTTGCGTGCTTCTTCTTTTGCTTGTTGTTCAGCCAGCTGTTCACGATATTTGCGTGCTTCTTCGCCTTTGTCGTCGCCGCCGAAACCGCCGCCTAAATCTGTATTTGTATTGTTGGGTTTTTGATTTAACGCGAGGGTGTTTCGCTTTTTTTCTTTGTAAAAGTAATTGTATGTATATGCATTTTGGAACTCAGAGAAGGCTTGTGGGTCGTTTTTTATAGCCTTTTTAACAGCATTCATGCCTGCATTAAACATACCTTCAACACTAATACCTTTGTATCTCGTTTTTGGGTTGGGCTTATATTTGTCGCGAGCTTTTCTGTATGCTCTATCGAATATTTTTTGGAGCTGTTCTTCCTGTTTGTTAAAAGATTTCGTGTTTTCTTTTTGTCTTTCCATTCTCATTGACGCAGCTGTCCGTGCCGATAGTTGTGCTTCAGGAAATCCGCTAAGATACCACTTGCTCGCTACTTCTCCCGTGTAGTCCACATCCTTGTTGTTTCCAGGATGTATTTTATCGTAGTTTTTTATGTAATTTAGCTGCGAAGCTGTTTGTTTAGCTCCACCAATGATACGATTAAAGAAATTTAATATATTTGTTAAGGTTGGCGTTAAATTGGCATTTAATGAGGTTAAAAAACCGTTCCATGCATTGTTTAATTTCGCAAGGTTTGCGGAAGCGCGTTGGCTCAAGTCGCCAAGAAGTTCATTTTTAGCATCGGCATTTTCCAGCTTTTTGCTGTATTGCTCAATAGCATCCGCATTTTTAATAAAATACATAGCCACGGATCTGTTGCGAGCCATGAATTTAGACGCAACATTCTCACCTCTTCCATAAGCATCTTTAAGGTTTTTCAGAGCTGTAACCATGCCAACTACTGACGGGTTGTACTTGTCTTGCAGTTTCGACATGCTCATAAGCAGCATTGAAAATTTGGATGCTGCTTTGTTTGCGTCGCCGAACTGTCCGCTCGAATAGCCAATTAGTATAGCCATTTCTTTAAAGCCGATGCCGTACAGTGACGCTGTTGAACCGGCGGAAGCGATAGCGTCGGACATTTCCCCAAATGAACTTACTGAATGTTTTGACGCAGACGCTATGATATTGTTCATTTCCGAAGCCTCCTGTGCCGTCATGTGGTATTCGGAAGCCATTTTAGAAATGGCTTTCGCACTTTCTTCGGAGGTTTTCCCAGTTAATGCTCCGTATTCATTCGCACTCTTTATCATTTGAGTAAGAGCATCAGGCGCATCTTTAAGCCCATCCCATACCTTTACAAACTGCAAAGCAGCGTTCGCCATGTCTGCGCACGATTTCGTTGTTTTAGAAGTCATAGATAAGATATTTTGGCTAACTTCTTGAACTTTACTTGCGTCCATGTAGTGATTTAAAGGTTGCATGGCTACACGAAACTCTTCCGCTGCTTTAGACGCTTCAAATAAGCCTTTTCCTACAGCTGCAATACCAGCACCCCAAATGCCAATTTTGCCGACAAATTTAAACAAACCCGAGAAATCGCCCTTCATCAAGCCGCTAAAAGAGCTTTTAAGCCCTCCAAATATACCTTTAACCTTTGACGAAGACTTTTCTGCCTCCTTGCCGATACCTTGGGTTTCTTTCGCGGTTTTTTTAGCTTCTTTGGTCGCATCCTCATAGGATGTGCCCATTTCGCGCAGCTTTTCCTTGCTTTGGATTATTTCGCGAGTTATTTCTTCTTGTTTTTTCCTTGTTTGCCTGCGCCTTATCGCTGTCTTTGCCGTAAACTTGGCAATTTCGGAATACTCGCTTTTGAGTATCTTTAATTGCGCAATGTTTTCCTGTATAGAGTTTGTAATGTCGTTTTTTGACATTCCACTCCAAATATCGGTAGTAGATGTTTTTGTTTCGTCTGCTGCCGTGCGCAATTTTTCAAGCTCTGCTGTAATATCGGCAATTTGCTGTTGCTTTTCCTTGATTGCGCTACCTTCAGCGAAATAGTCCTTTATGACGTTAAGCGGATTTTCGCCTTTGCGCATAGACGTAAAGAAGTCGCCGCCCCATCCGTTTGCATGGTGCGCCTCCATTAGCTCCACTTGTTCGTTGAGCTTCTTTAGTTCATCTTCTTTTGCTCGTATTGCGTCAAGCGTTTTGTTTGTGCTTTCTTCTTCTTTTTTTTGCTCGGCTTGTGCTGTTTGTGTCGTTGATGTGTATGCCTCGGAAAGTCGATTTAAGCTACTTGCTATCTCGTCAGCTTCTTTTCTGATATTAGCAGCACGCTCCAAAAGCGCATCAGCGGCACGTGCGTTCATATCGTTGTCACCACTGACGATATTACCGTCTACAACCTTAAAAGTATTTGCTTCTTCTCTTGCTTTTTTCTCCTTTTCGAGCAATTCCGCTTGCTCGTTCATTAGTTGACGGTAACGCTCCTCCGCGCTCTCCTTGGCTTTTATATACTCCTCTTCGCTTGCTTTGCCTTGCAACACTTGTTCAGACAACTTGTCGAGTGCTATCGCTTCTGCATTTGCCGTTTCTGTTCGTTGTCTGCTTGTTTCATTTGCTTCTTGAAACGCTTGCGTGTTGTCGTTTACTGCCTGTGTTTCGACTCCAATTTTTTCCGCATTGGCTGCGTGTGCCACACTTTCAGCACCCACGGCTGCTGCCACGCCGACGTGAAGCCCTGCATTAACGCCAGTAGCTGCGTTTGAAAGAGAACTAACAGTATTGACAGTACCCATTGTTGTACCGAGCACGTTTGCGGCTGTTTGAGCGTCCGAAAAAGTGTTTGTTAATGCGGAATACTGCGCCTTGAGTCGTTCGACAGTCTTGTTTTGATTTTCAAGCATTTGAGTAACCGTATTCCACTCTGTTGTTCCGACCGTCGCTTGCGAAAGTCTATCTTTAAGCGTTTCTACCGTTTTTGCTGCGTTTGACAATTCTAAAGAAACATCTTGAATCTTTTTAGGCGTTGTTGTCAGCTTCTCCTGCGCCTCGGATATTATCGCATTAAGCTCCTTAAATGCTTGCTGTGTACTTTTGTTGCTTACATCGGAACTTTGCGCAATATCGTTCAACGCTTTTGTCATTCGTGCGCTAAGGCTGTCCGTTTTTACGCCGAGCTCGTCGAGATTTCCAAATAAAGTGTCGAATGACTTCTGGATATCGGAAATATCCATCTGTCCGCTTATACCAAGTATCTCTTCTGCCATAATGTATATTGTGTTATCACATCATATCCATAAAGAAGTCTGATGCGTGTATTGATTTATTTATTGATTTGCAAGTGCCTATTTCTTCCTTTCTCTTTTTGTCGCTACCTTCATCTTCTTTTTTGTTTGGGTCATCCCATGAAGGTATGGAGCGGTTAAGAAGAATGACATTAATGTATGAGCGATTAAATACGACCTCCTCGTAACTCATACGAAAATACTTCATTACTCCTCCGATGATTGCCCACGGCGAGTCGTTGTCGGCTCGGTCATTGCTATTGTTTGGGAGAGGAAAGTGATAGAGGTCAAGAAAAAATTTACGTTAAAAGAGTGACTTATAAACTGGATAAGGTCATTGAAAGCATTGACATTAAGACGCTTGGTTATATACCGCCTCCAAAGGCAACGCTTCCATGTCTTTCTAAACGCACAAATAACAAATATTTCACACATAAGGCGAGCATCGTTGCCGTGTGCGATAGTTTCTTGCAACACATTTATTTTGTCGCCGGGCTTCCAGCTTGGCTTTTTAATGTCGTTTGCAACGGCAGCCATTTCATAAATCTGCATAAATGTCAAAGGTTTAACCTCGAAACTAAACCTGCCGACCTTTATCTTTGTTGACTTTTCCATGAGCGTTTCCGTTACATGTTTTTTCTCTGATGTTTTCATATAGTTGTATGCTTAAAATAAAGGCGGCGCGGCTTAGAATTTCTCCTTGCCTCGCCGCTAATTAACGATTTGAAATTATATAACCTATGCAAATACTTAAAGCTTTTTCTCGACATCTGTCTTAACGTCCTCGAGGTATGCCCATCGATGACCAGAAACCTTCTCGCCACTTGCATCCATTACTGCCATCTGACGGAATTCAATGTTAAGATTTGGAAGACCGGTCTTGCCAATAGAGCCACTACGGGTGACAGTAAGCTTCATTTTTGCCCATTGGAACACCTTTGCAGGGATGTCGTCGAGTACCTTTGTCTTAATCTGTACAGCTTTGAATACCTGTGTTTCTGTTGGCTGCTCGTTGTTCCATTTTTGGTCAGTTGAAGTAAAACCAAGGATCTCTTTATACGTTTCAGGAGACATGTCGTATGTCTGAACCGTAAAACCTTTAGTTGCAGCCGAAGAGGTTAATACTGCGTACGGGTCTTCTGAGTCCTCGATTTCAACGTCTGTTGTAGATGCCGCGTTGTCGTTAAAGCTCAAAGAGCCCTGTACAATAGCCTTAAATTTAAATGGAAAACTGGTAGGATAAGCACCATTTTCCGCAGGGGTAGCGATTGCAAACTCGTCAATGCCATACACGCCGTCTTTGCCTGTTTTTGCCATATTTTATTTCTTTAAGTTGTTATACGTTACTTTGAATTTCAGATTGATATAGTATGTATTATCGTTGTCCTCTGTAGGAAGAGAATCAGAATAGCTGTCAAAATATGCACCGCCAAGGTATGTGCTATTCTCGAACAAGGCAAGAATTGCTTTCGCTTGCGTTGTAAGTTTCTTTGTATTCGGTTCATCAGAGGCTGTTTTTCGCACATGCACGTTTACGTTAATCATGCCGTTTTCTATCTCACTTTCGTGTACAAACGGCAAGTGATTAATAACAATATAACTGTCCGAATCAAGCTTTTTGGGTCGTTTATATTTAAAAACGTTACCCTTTTCAACTCCTATATTCGGCAGGTTATTGCAAATGTATTCGTACATCGCGCTTACAGCGTCGTCACCTATTATCATACCCTGCGTTTTATAGCCACAATTTCAAATAGCGTCGTTTAAGGGTAACAAACCCTTTGACTTCCATCTCCTTTTCTATTGTGCCGTCTTTTTTCATTATTTTTACAGTATCCCCTTCCGTTGGCAGCATTTTGTATTTCTGCTTTGACAGCGGTGCTATCACCTCGTAGGCGTATTGATACTTACTGCCATCATTCAACGTGATAAGGCTTGCCTTTGTATTCGGAAAGATTAGACATTTGCCAAAATCGAGAAAGCGTGTTGCCGTTGCTTCAATCGGATTGCCCTGCGCGTCGTATCCGCTGCCGACATTTTCGTTTTTAACATCAAAGTCTGGTTCTCCGCTATCCTTCATGTCGTAGAACACGCTACCTATTTGAACATACCCAACGTTGTATATTTTGAGCTGTACTTGCAGTTTATCCTCGAAGTTCATACATCCACCTTCCTTACCAAACCTTTACACTTTGCAACCAATAGCTATCAGAGTCTGTATTAAGAACAAGGTCAGCACTCAATCCTGCGTCCTTGGCAATAGATTTTATCATATCGTCAATCAGTTCGTCATCGCTCTTGTAGCTTTGTGATACGCCGCCCACATTCTCGCTTGAAAGTGTACGCATTTTGTAAAGTATGCGCATTGCAGCATACGCTACAGGCTTCTTTACAGCCACACTGTATGCGTCATCGACGCTTTCCGAGGCACCGAATTTATCGGCAGCGTCGATAAACATCTTCTCCAACGCCTCGTCCGACGTTGAGAAAGGCTGAATTTCGCTTGCGATGGCTTCCGAGATTGTCATGCTACCTTGTCTTAATACTACAACTATAACTACTACTACATCTTTTAAATTTTACCCCAAGGCTACGATTATACCGTAGTCTTGAGGATATAGAGGTCATTGAGACCGTTAAATACAGGCTGCGCCCACATATCATAGTTGATATGATAGCCAGTCTTGTCACGCCAGTAACCAACGAGGTTGTCGTCGTGCGAAGAGTAAGAAACGCCTGGAATCGGGTCTGCCAGCTCCAATGCGTCCGAAATCTTCATGATAGCCACACTTTCAGCGCACTGAGCAACCACGCGGTCATCCGCAATAAGGTTGTGTGTCGTGCCGTCGGCGAGGGTCACAAACTGGTCTTCGTCAATCTGAATTGTCGGGAGCAAAATAGAACGCAGATAAGTGTTTACCTGCTCTGTTGTGAGCATCGGAACCGCTGGATTGAGCTGTACCGTGCCAAGGTTGAGCTTAAAGGTGTCTTTTATCTCCTTAGCCTTGCACATCTTGTAGAATGTGTTTTCAGACATACGGAGCTTGAGAATCTTGCGACCGTGTGCCTTCGCCTCGTCCTTAAGCTTCTTGATATCCTCGAACGGAGTTGCATTTTCCTCGCCCCATGATGTTGTAACGGCGAGCTGCTTAATGCCGAGGTCAAAGGTGTAAGACACGTTTGCCTTAGCATTGTTCGTGCGAGAGACGGTCTGTGTGCCCAAGTAAAGACCTTCGTAGTAAAGCATATCAAGACGCTTGTGCGGAGCAACAACCGCGCGTTCAAACGGGCGGAAAGAAAATTTAATGAGTTTGTCGTACTGCGCATTAAGCTGCGCCTGCGTATAGTTGCGACCCTGAGCATCACGATAGCGACCCTCGAGCTGGTGCATCTGGTCGAGGTAGTCGTTGTCGAGTTCCCACTCGTCACCGTAGCGACCAACCGAGCCTGTGAGCTGACCGAAATCGGGCATGTGGTGAACAGGTCTTTCAGCGTTCTTGGCGATAACAGAACCGACCATTGCAGCTGTGTATTCTGCGAGGTTAGCCTGATAAACCTTGGCTGCGCAATAGTCTACCTGCTTAATCTCGTTTTTCCACAGAGCCTTGTATGTTGAGGTCTTCATGTTCTCGTCAATATAGGTCTGAAAAGACTTAGGGTCTAATAGCTGCTTCAATATACTATTCATACCTTTTCTATATTTTTAAAGTTATCCTGTGTTAATACTTACTGAATCTTGAACAAAGCGATGCCGTTTGCGTTCAAGCCTTCCTTGATGTCGCTGTTAATCGGGTAGGGCAGAGAGTCTTCCTCGACTTCCATCACACGCAGAGTCGGCTCTACGACCTGCGCTGCGTCAGGGTCAAGCTCCTTTGTCGCATATGCAAAGCCGAGAAGAATATCCTTGCTCTTGTCGTAGTCAGTAACAACGGCACCCTCTGCGAGCTCTGCATCAAGTCCAGCTGTAAGAGTTACCGTGTCGCCACTTTCTGCTCTTACAATAGAAGCAATCTTCTTGCCGCCGATTGTGTCGCCTTCCTTGTAAAGAGAGCCTGCTGAGAGCTTGACGGTCTTAGCCGCGCTTGCTGCCTTTTCCGTTACCTTTGCCGACTTAATAACAACTGCCTTGCCTCCAGTGCCAAGCTTTACAACAGCGCCCTTAGGAAGCCATTTCAAGCCAGCTGGAAGATTGCTCTGGTCGAGGTCATAACCGCCCTGTCTGCGGACACACATTTCCTCCCACCAAGAAGCCTCCTTGATACTTGTCGGCTTTACCTTCTTGAAAAACATTCCTTTATAAGCCATAATTAAAAATTTTAGTTGTTGCTATATATTGAGATTACGATGCGCCCTCAGGCTTGGGAGCGTTACGCTGCGCGAAGCCTTCCATGCGCTTGATAAAATCATCCTGCTCAGACTGCGGAGTACTTGTTGTCGGCGCAGAAACAAATATTCCATCTGCGACAAGCTTTTGTTTCATTTCTGTGAAATCATTGTTAATCTGCTCCACAACACTGTCGAGGTTTTCCTCTTTGTCGAGTTGATAGCGTGAACGGAATACTTCGGGCACGTTCTTTAGCTTCTCATTACTTTGCAGCAACGTTGCGAGTCTTGTGCGCTCCTCGCGTTCCTTATACGGAGCAAGAGCAGCTGCGACCGCCTCGTTTACAGCCTTCTGCTGGTCGTTCTTTACTTCGGCAATCATCTTCGCCACAGCTTCGGCTGTAAGCGGAGTTTCTGTTGTTGGCGGAACTGGAGGAGCCGGTGGGTTTGTCGGAGGTGTCGGAGTAGCCTTTGGGTCTACCCAGCCTTCGTACTTCTTCGTTGTTTCGCTCACGGCTCTATTGAACGCCGCTTGCATCATACCAACATACGGCTCCACGGCTGTAATAGCTTCAGTAACATTCTCGTCTGTTGACTCATCTGTTAAACCACGACTTGCGACAATCTGGTCTACCAGCTTTGCAAGTTCATCCTTCTTCAAACCGTACTTCGCGAACGACGTTTTGCAAGAAGTAAGCACTTTCTCTTTAATTGTCATACTTTATTCTGTTTACGTTAATGGGTAATTTTATCTAACACAAAATTACTTTATTACCTTAATTCCGCAGTATTTTTTCTTGTGAGAAAATTTTATATGTTGAGGTGTCTTTTTGGGACTCTATATGTTGATATGAGGTGCTTCGGTGTTTCTT